CCGACTCATACGCACCTCCGTAACCTGAGCACCGTATACATGTCCAGTGGCACGGTCCTTATATCACCGGGTCGAACTCCACCCGCAACACGCCACCCGGCGCGACCAGCACCCGCAACCCCAGCCGTACGGCCGTCACGTGCAGGTTCTCCGCGCTCACCGCGTCCCGCAGCGCCGCACGCAACTGCTCAGGCCTGACCGTCACGCGCGTCTCACGCGGCGTATTCAGAATCGCCTGCTCCTGCAAATCCAGCCGCGCTTTCTTCTCCCGGTACTCCGCGAGGGAATCCACGCCGTTCTCGTACGCCTCCGCGATGCGCTTCCGCCGCTGCTTGATGTCCGCGAGAAGCGGCGTGACGTCCTGCACGCCACCCTCGCGCTGCGGCAGGTACGGCGTGAGGTCCGTCGTGTCGAGCGTGAGGTCACGCAGAAACGCGACGAGCGGCTGGTGAATCGCGTCGACGCGGTAGTACGTGCCGTGCGCGCAGCCGAGGCGACGCGCGGGCGTGTGCCGCTTGTCCCCGCACGTGTAGTAGTAATGCCGGCGCGCGCGCTCGTGATGCCCCGTCATGGCGCGGCCGCACTCGGCGCAGTAAATGCGGCCCTGCAGCGGGAACGCGTCCGTGCGGGTGCCGCGGCGACCCTGCCCGGTTCGGCGGGCGTCCATGGCGCGCTGCGCGGCATGCCAGAGTTCCTCACTGACGATCGGCGGGCACGGCGCGGAGTAGGACTCTTTCATGACGCGTTTGCGGCCGCGTCGGTCGCGTCCGAACACCCATTCGCCTCGGTACGCGGGGTCGCGGAGCATGTCGTGAATGACGGTCGGGTCCCACGCGTCCCGCCCGGTGGGGGAGGGAACGCCGAGCTGCTGGAGTTCCCGCGCGATGCCGTACTGTCCGACCTCGAGGGAGCGTTCGAACATCCAGCGCACCCACCCGGCTTCGGTGGGGTGGATCTTGCCGTTCTTCCAGCCGTACTTGCGGAGCGTGACGAGCGGCTGCCCGGGAATGCCGAGGTGGGGTTTGCCTTTGACTTTGACGATTTTGCCGTCGGTGAGGCGTTGAATGATGCGGCGTCGCTCGAAGTCCGCGAAGACCATGCGCATTCCGAAGTTCACGGCGCCGGTGTCGTTCGTGAGGTCGAGCATGCCGTCGTGGACGGTGTGGACGTTGAGTCCGGCATTCTGGAGGGTTTCGAGGAGGGCGTAGCCGGCTTTTGGGTGGCGGGCGAGGCGGATGGCGTCGTAGAGGATGACGTCGCTGTAGCGGCTGGCGTTCGTGAGGAGTTTGCCGAATCCGGCGCGTTGTTCGGTGGTGCCGGTGATGGTGTCGGTGTAGATGTCGTCGGGTGCGAAGTTGAGGCCGCGCCGGAGGGCGTATTGGGTGCAGGCGTCGAGTTGGACGTCCAGGCCGTCGATGTCCTCGTCTTTTTCGTCTCCGTAGGGGTTGGAGACGCGGAGGTACAGGGCGGTTCGGGTCATTTCACAGCTTGAATTCGAAGGAAGAAGGACGTGCCGGTGCCGGAGACTTCCCATTTCGCTCCGTATCGCGTGATCGAATAGGGCTTGCCGGTCTTGGTCGCCATGACGGCTTTCTCAACCCACGCACGCGAAGCGCTGGCGTTGTTTCCTTTGAATGGGAGCGTCGCGAGGTAGCCGAAGAAGTCACGAGCGAACGAGCGTGATTTAGCGTCCAGCCCGACGTATGCTGCTTCGACCATTTGAACTTGAGTGACGTTTGGGCTGTAAATGCAGACGTCCGCGACCCCGTTGTTGCTCTTCCCGCATTTCATGGATCGGGTGCGTTGCTGTTTCCAGTCGTCGAAGGTGAAGCCCTTTGGTTGAAGGTCCAGGTAGATGTCTACAGCCATCAAATCGGGCAGCACGGGCGACGTGGCAGCGACCGCAGAGCTGGTCGCTATAGAGGCGATCAGGATGAGCAGGATGCGACTTGCGTTCATGAGGGCTCCTTACGTGGCAAACATCCCGATGCACTTCCGGCTGCCGGGGATGACAAGTAGATTCGCTTCGGTTTCCTCCACGTTGACACGAACCAACCCGGCTTCTGCGCTCAAACTAGGGAACACATCTGGGAGTCGATCGTATGTACGAAAGGGAAGGGCGAAGTGATTCCGGGCGATGTCCATGACGCGCCTGCCGGTGGCAATGAAGCCCGCGCGGCTCGCGTTGGGGTCATGATGAACAAGGCGTCGGAGGGCAGCGCTATAACTGGCGTGCGCTTGCTCGCGAAGGTGCTGAAGGGCGCGAGGTGTGGCGCCATAGAGGCGGAGGGCTTCCTCTACCATCGGGTCAGGCATGAGGAGTAGGCTCGCGCCGAGGTTGCATAGCGCCTCGACGTCCCACTCTGCTTCTTCGTAGGTACCGTGGTAGTCAACAAGGGCGTCCTCGATGCCGATTTGTTGCATGAGGATATGCGCGAGCTCGTGGTAACTGGTGAAGCGGCGCCGGCTGCCGTATTCCTCATAGGCAATGGTGATGCGAGGTGGGGGACCACTGACAGCACTGTTCCAGGGGCCGGGGTGAACGATGATGCGGAGATGACGGGCGAGGGCGTGGAAATCTCGTTCATACCCGTATGCGGCGTGGGTGCGGCGGACGTGCGTGAGATAGATGGAGACGATTTCGTGCACCGTGGCTCCTATTGGTCGTCTTCGGGCTCGATGCCGTGCCGCACGAGGTCGCGATAGATGTCCCACCACTGATCCGGGTTTTCTGGTTTGGGACCTCGGAATCGCATGCGGCTGAGGTAAGAGCGCCAGCGGTACTCGTCGAGTTCCGGTGCAATGCTGCGTCGATCCACGATCATTTTCTCGAGAGCTGGGGACAATTCGAGCGGCGTGCGGCGCTGAATGGTGGTTCGCTTTTCTTCGTAGGAGGCGAGCCCCAGATCAATGCCCGTTGCAGCTTCGAGCTCGGCGAGTGTCCAATTCAGTCCCTTTGCCAAGCCGGCGAGCCGTGCAGCGGTGAGGTTGGCGAGTTCGTAGCGCCCACCCTCAAGCTCGCTGACCGTGGTTTGGTTGAGAATTCCACTGTCTAGCGCCACGGCTTCTTGGCTCTTTCCGAGAGCAACGCGGCGCAAGCGAAGCATTTGCGCCCACTGTGGGACTGGCTTTTTCTCGGATCGTGGCTTCATGGGCGGCACGTCCGGCAGTCCTCTCTCAAATACGAGCGTAACCATACTGACGTACCCATACGTCAATAGTCGTTCACGGGTTCCCCGATAGTCTAAAAGCACACCCGTAGTGCTATTGACGTATCACCCGAAGACCCATAAACTATGGATATGCAAATGAAGCGGCTGCGGGAACTTCGGGAAAGGCAAGGCCTTTCCCGAGAGGCACTCGCTCGGAAGGCAGGGGTATCGGCTGCGCTGATTCAAGCTCACGAGCAGGGCAGAAAGACGGATACGTACTTCAGCGCCGCCTTTCACCTCGCGGGGGCGCTGGGGGTGCGCATCGAAGAGCTTTTCGCGATCGATGATATGGGTTTCCGGGTAGACCACGAAGAGAAGGTGCCTGCATGACCCGCAAGGAGCAGCCCATCTGCCGCATCGAAAGCGTCACCTTCCGAGGCGAACCCTTCGACGCGCGGAAGCACACACCCGCGCTGATCCAGGCGCTTCTCGCGCCGCGTCTCACCACCCCGGCTGAACCGCGCAAGAGCGCGTAAGCAGAAACCCCGCTCACAGGCGTGTGCGCGCCGAGCGGGGAGAGGACGGAGGTCCTTCCATGAGTGTAGCAGCCAGAAAACGCCCCGCCACATTAGAAACCCCCGAGTGCGGCCCCAACGCGCCTTCACTCGGTGACGTGCGCTTCGAGGAACGCTGCGACCGGCACGCCAAGCGAATCACCGCGCGCCTCGCCGGCAAGCGCCCCTTCCGCTGCGTCGAGTGCCAGCAGGACTGGAGCGCGGAAGCCGCGTACTACAGCGACGCGGAATGCCGCTGCTGTGGTGGACGCCTCGAGGAAGTGGCCGCATGAAGAACCATAAGCTGCCTCGACCCGGAACCATTGCTCGCAAAGTTTACGACGTGATCGCGGAGTTCCCTGGCGTCAGGGTCTCCACGGCCGAAATTGCGGTTGAAGCTGGCATCAGCAGTCACGCCGCTGGCTGTCACGCCTACGATCTCGAAAAACGCGGGTTTGTGAGGGGCACCAAGCCGGGCCTGGGGCGGAAAGCAGAGTACTGGATTGAAGCGCACGAACAGGAAGTGGCCGCGTGAGCGGGCGCAAGCACCCTCACATCCCCATCGAGCAATGGGGCAAGGACCACTGGAGCCTGCTCGCCTACGTCGAAACGCGCTGCGTCGACTACAACGGGGCGCTGGACCTGCGTCGCATGACCGTCAACCCGAACCTCTACCGACGCGCGTACCGCCTGCGCTTCGAACAGTTCGGAGGGCACGTCGGCGAAAAGGGAGCCCAATGGACGGGCAAGCACATCACTCGTCTCGCGTCCGGCTTCGAAGCTCCTGCAGGGCACTGCGACCGCGCGATCCTTGACGATCTCGCGGGAGAGGGCCTCGTCATCATCCACGACGAAGACCTCGTTGAGATGACCCCACTCGGAAGTCGCGTTGGGGGCGAATTGCGTGCGGCGAAAGCAGGCGGCATCAATTACGCCGAGTTCAGCAGTGACGCCATGAAGGCAGGTGCCGCATGAGCGCCCCAGACATCACCCTGACCCTGAAGAAACCCGAAGAACTCTGCCCGTGCCTGCACGCCCTCGTCCAACTCGAACTCCTCGAGTGGACCACCAGCATGAACACGCAGACGGGCGAGACGCACCCCCGTCTTGCGATCCGGCGAGGCGCGCGCAAGTTCACCTTCGTGAACTACTGCCCCAGCTGCGGCGCGGCGACCTACAAGGTCGGTGACGCATGACCGCCCCGTCCCGCCAACCCGCAGCGCCCGCCCTGCGTGACGCGTTCCTCCGCACGGACGTCCGCCGCCGCACCCACGCCCTCCTCGAGGAACGGTACGGCCGCCGCGGCCTCCGCTGCGCCGCGTGCAACGCACCCCTCACGAACGGCCGCGTGTGGTGGTGCGAACCCTGCCAGGACACCCACACCAACGCCGCAGCCATGAAACGAAAGGCACTCCGCTGATGCGCACCCTCGCCCTGGAACTCCGCGCCGCGACGGGATGCGGCCCCATCAGCTGGATCCTCCTTCTCGCCACGGCAACCGCCGCGATCCTCCTCGCCCTGCACGGCTGGCGCGAGGCCGTCACCGGCTCAGAGGACGGCGATCTGGTGCGCGCCGTGAATGCCCTCGTGATGTTCGCGGGCAGCACCGCCTCGATGCTCGTCGCGATCCTCGTCCTCGCGTTCAACCTCACCCGCGAAACCCCGTGACGACCTGGAGGGCGGCGCATTCCTCACCACGCCGAACCGCACCGCGACAGTTCACCAGCCCCGCACTCACCACACAACAAGCCAACCGCCCGAGCGGCAACCGGCACCCGAGGAGACCACCATGCGCACCACCGGAGAAGTCAGCACCCCCAAAGCCACCGACGTCGTCATCTTCGACCCCGGCAGCTACAACGCCCGCCTCGTTGAAGCGTTCCTCGTCGCCGGCACGAAGTACCAGTCCGACGAACCGCAAATCGAAGCGGTGTTCATGTGGGAAGTCGAAGAGGACGTCAAACCCGTTCGGGACGGCTTCAACGCCGTGAAGTACAACGCCCTCACCGGGAATCTCGAATTCAACAGCGAACGCAAGTACGTCGGGAAATTCCAAACGCGCATCGAAGCGCTCGCCGGGCAGCAACTCAGCGCCGAGGACGTCACGAGTCTCGACGTGCACATCGACACGCCCGACTTCGTCACGACATTCGACGAGCTGCTCGGGTACCTCACGGAAACCGACGATCAAGGCCGCCCGCGCCGCGCCCTCCTGAAGAGCATCAAGCTCGGCGAACGCGAACTCATCGGCGGGGAAGTCATCCTCGCCCTCAGCGTCACCGAGAAAACGAAGAACGGCCAGAAGCAGGAGTACCAGAAGATCGAAAGCGTCACGGCCATCCCGCGCCGCCGCGCCGCTCGAGGAGCCCGCGCCGCCGCGCCCACCGAGGACGACCAGGCCGCCCTGATGGATCCGCCACCCACGCAGGGCCGCCGACGCGCGACCACCGAGCCCGACCTGCCGTTCTAACGACACAAGAGCGCCCCGCCAATGCTTGCCGGCGGGGCGGGGCGCTCGCACCAGAGGTGCCACCACCATGATGACACTCCCAACACCACCTCTCATTACGCGCGGCACCCGGGCTGAGTTCCCGAACGGTCGCGCGATCACCTGAGGAGACTCACGTGCGCGTGACGGGCAGCACCCCCACCTTCCAGAAAGACGACACGCTCGACCGCGCGATCGACACGGTCAACCTGCCCGACCTCCTCAACGAACTCTGCCCAACGCCCGAAACGCACCGCCTCAACCGCGAACGCGGCGGCATCATCCGCGACCCCCGCCCCGGCCGCACCGAAAAGGAACCCAGCTTCAGCGTCACGTGCGAGAAAGGACGCTGGCTCTGGCATCGCTTCGGCGCGGCCGGCAAAGCCGGACGAGACGAGGGCGGCAACGCGTACCAACTGCTCCTCGAACTCGGGTACAGCAAACGCGAAGCCGCGCGGTTCCTCATCGCGTTCACGGGCGTCACGCCCAGCGCGACGCCCACGCACGCGCGCCCCGCCCGCCGACACGACCCCCTCCAGGACCTCCGTGACGAAGTCGCCCGCTGGCGGGAAACGCCCGAGCGCGTCACACCCAACGCGGGCCCCGCCGTGACGGCGCGCGGCTTCACCCTCGAGGACGCCACCCGGTACGCCCTCACGGACACCGACGCGAACCTCGAATTCGAAGTACGCGACCCAGCCGGACGCGTCCTCGCCATCAAAGGAAGGCGCGCCACCGACCAGGGCGGACGGTACTACTACCGCACGCCCGGCCACGGCAGCCCGCCCTGGTGCAGCCCCGCCACGACCGGCGCCATCCTCATCGTCGAAGGGGAACTCAACGCGATCGCCGCGCACGCCGCCCGCCCCGACCTGCAAGTCATCGGACTCGCCGGCACCAGCGGGAAGTTCGACCCCGCCTGGGTGGCCGGGCGTGACGCGTACGTGTACGGCGACGCGGACCCGGACGGGCGAGGCCTTGCCGCGCGGGACCGGAACGTCGAACTCATCCGGCTCGCCGGTGGGAACGCCAGCGCGCTCGACGCGCTCGAATGGCCGCGGGACTTCAACGACGTTCTCCGCGACGAAGGCCGCGCGGCCCTCAAGGCGCGACTCGACGAACTCCTCGGGAACGCACCCGAACCCCTCCCTGACCAGCGCATTCCCGCGCTCGTGCCCGTCTTCGAGGAGCACGGCGCGTACTGGACGCCCGCGAGAGGGAAGGACGCACCGCCGCAGCAACTCACGAACTGGGTGTTCACGCCGCACGCTCGCCTGCAGTACCCCGACGGGCGCCGAGGCACGCGCGGCACCGCCACCACCACCGACGGCCGCGACGTCACCCTCGACATTCCCGCGGACGCGTGGAACAGCCGCGCGGAACTCCTCAGCGTGCTCGGCAGCCACGACCTCCTGTTCCTCGCGAGCAGCAACGCCGAAGTCGCGAAGCTCCGCGCGTACCTCCTGCACGTCGAACGCGAACTGAACCTCCCCGTCATTCACGGCGTCGAAACGTACGGCGAGCACGCCATTCAAGGGGAACGCATCGCCGTGTACGCGGACGCCGTCCTCAGCCAAGCCGGCGAGATGGACACGCCCCCAGCGTTCTACGCGGGCCCTGAAGGCCTCGCCGCTGACTTGCACGCCGCGCCGCCCAGCAGCGACCCCGCCCGCCTCCAGGAAGCCCTCACGGCCGCCCGCGCGAGCCTGAACCTCATCAATCCGCACGCGGCCCTCGCGATCGCCTGCAAGTCCGCCGCCGCGCATCTCGCGCCCCGCACGACCCGCGCGTACGGGAACCGCAACCCGTTCCTCACCGTCACGGGAGAACGCGAAAGCGGAAAAAGCAGCCTCGCGGAAATCTGGCTGCGCGCCACGACCGGCCGCACCGCCCGCACCGTCAAAGCCCGCGACCTCCGCAGTGCCTTCCAGTACGACAGCTGGCTCAGCGGACAGAACGACCTCATCGCGATTCTCGACGAGTACCACCCGGACCACATCGACGACACCCTCCTCAAGGGTCACTACGACCTCGCCGTCATGCGGCGCGGCACCGGCGTTGCCGCGCACGCGCAGGCGTACCACCGCAACAGCCCCCTCATCATCCTCGGGCAGCACGACGTGCAGGATCCCGCCACGCGCAGCCGCAGCGTTCAGTACGGCACGCTGCCGTCGGAACGCGGAGACACGAGCGCGTACTACGCCACGTGGAACGCACCCCTCGAACTGCTCGCCCGGCCCCTCCGGCAAGCCGCGCTGCGCGTCACGGATGACCTCCTCACCGAATGGATCGACGACGCCCGCGCCCTCGCCCGGCACGCCCTCAACGCACGCGAACCCCGCCTCGAAGTCGCCCTCGTTGACCTCGCCGTTGGCGCGCGCCTCCTCAATCACGCTCTGAACTTCGGCATCACGCGCGACCAGGTCGCGGACCTCCTGCAGGCCGGCGTGCGCAACACCCTCGAGGGCGCCGCTGCCGGGGAAGGGCAGAAGGGCAGCGTGGAGGTGTTCCTGGAGCAGCTCGGATTCGCCGCCAAGCTGAAGCCCGCCGCCATGTGGGGGGATTTCTTCGCGATTCCCGATGGGGACCGGAGTGGCAGCAGCGTGATTCTTCGTTCGACGGCGTGCGCGCAGCTCGTCGCGAGTCAGTTTCGGGATAAGGCGGCCGTGCTGAGTGGCGTCATGCTCGGCAAGCTCGTGAAACCCCTCGACTGGTTCACATCACCCCTGAGCGGAACGGTCAAGAGTGCGGGACGCGCCATCCGCGGCGTCATCCTCCATCTCGACCAGGCGCCCGACCGTGTGGATCTCGACGCGATCCAAGACATCACCGACGCACTCATTGCCGGGCTGGAGGACACGCATGCGGAATGACGGACACGGGTTGGTCACGGGTCAGTCACGGGTTTCCGAATACCGACCCGTGACCACGGTTCAAAGCGTTCAGGACGGCTTCGTTCACGCTCAATTAGTTCTCCTTTCTCCTCAAGTCACGGGTTTAGAGAACGTGGGTGTCACACATGTGCGCACGGAGGGCCCGCTCACAGGAGAACACACCCCTCCAGCAACCCGTGACCGCGTGACCAGTGCCGAGAACACTGTGCAGGACAAAGAAAACGCGGTCACGCCCACCCGTGACCAAACCCCGCATCCCGTGACCGGCCCGCACCTCATCACGATCATCCACCACGCCCACGAAATCCTCCGCAGCAATCCCAACACCTACCCCACCCTCCACCACAACCCCAACCTCACCACCCACGCCCGCGCCCTCACCGACGCCTCCCACGCAGGCGAAGACACCACCACCCTCCACGCCCTCGCCACGCAACTCCAAACCACCCTCCACCACATCCGCAACGGCACCCGACCCCCCACCAACGACAAATTCACCCGACCCCGCCCCAAAACCACCCGCCAAACCGCCAAACCCCGCACGGAGGCCCCACCCATGAAAGCCACCGCCAGCGCACCCAAAAAAACCACCAAACCCCGCACCAACAAAACCACCCCCCACACCCTCCTCAACACCCTCCACCACGAAGCCGCCGCCACCACCGACGCCCTCACCGCGCACGCCATCACCTGCCTCACCCCAGCCCTCCACTGGATCAACGGCGACCCCCTCACCATCACCTTCCCCAGCGCGTACCAACAAGAACGCCTCGCCAAGCTGTGCGCCTACCTGCAAACCATCCACGGCACCACCAAACTCGAACCCGCCCGCGCCAGCATGCTCACCGCCCTCCACGAACTCTGGCCCGCCTACCAAGACGCATGCAGCCACGCGCCCCTCAACAGCGCCCTCGAGGGTGACGACAACACGCAGGAATACCGCGCGTGGAACTTCCCCGAACGAACCCCCAGCCCATGGGGCGGCCCATTCGACCCGCCCCTCGACGCGCCCGCACCGGACCTCCCCGAGTTCCGCGACACGGAATGCGGCCGCATCAGCAGCAGCTGGCACCTCACGCTCCTCGCGGTCGTGTTCCTGAACCACTGGACGGGCCGGCGCCTGCTCGACTTCGATGTCGAGGCGAGCGCGCGGGAGGTGGCGTGATGCCGACTTCTGCCGACACCGTGACGGATTTGCCTGGCGTGCTGAAGCGCCTCGCTGAACTCGAACCCGAACGGTTCTACCTCAGCGCGCATGAGGGCGAACCCACCATCGACCTGTACCACGACAACGAGGAGTTGACGTACTTCCTCGCCACGCTGCCTGGCTGTGGGAGCGCGGCGTTATGGGTAGAGGGCGCGGTACGCGAGGCGATTGAGGCGCGCGGGTGGAGCTGGGAGTGTATCGGGATGCCCGGCCGCGCCGGTGCAAGCATCTACCGACCGTACGACCCCACGCGACCCGACACGGACATGCTCATGGGCGAGTGCCTCCAGCCGGGCATCGACTCGCCCGCCTTGGCGCTGGCGCTCGCGTACCTGCGCGCCCTCGAAGCGCAAGGAGGCCCAGCGTGAGCATCATCACCGAGGCGTACCTCATCAGCGAACTCCGCACGCAAGCCGCGACGTTCCGCACCGCCACGAACGACCCCGACAACCCCGTCGCGCGCCTCCTCGAGGAAGCCGCACAGGAACTGGAGGACGCCCCCACGCCGTACGCGTACGACGAGCTGCGCCGCGAGCGTGACGAACTCCGCCACGCGCTCGACCAGGAGCGGCAGTGGATGCCGGACGGCGTGTACATCATCCGGCGCATCGAGGGCGGCATGAGCCGCGCGAGCATCAAAGTCAAGGACTTCGAGGACCTCGACGCGATCATGCCGATGGCGGCTGTCCTCAAGCACCACCACGCCATCACGCGCGCCGTGAGCCGCTGCCAGGAGGAGATACGCGCGAGCGTCACGTACGACGCGGACGGGCGGCCGCGCATGATCACGTACCCGAGCGCGGCGAGCATCGCGGACCGCATCTGCGACGAGCTGGCGAAGGAGCTGCAACCGTGACGGGCCCTCAGGTGTTCATCGCGATCCTCACCCGCACCGAGGGCCGCGCGTACCAGATCCAGGAGCACCCCACCCGCAAAGCCGCCACGCGAGCCGCCTACGAGTGGCTCCACGCGGAAACCAGCACGCACGCCCTCACCGGCGCGGCAGAGCGGCAGCGCAGGTACGCGCGTCGCTGCGCGGAGCGTGGCGAGTACCAGAACGCCCTGCATCACCTCAGGGCTGCCCTGCGGGGCGTGCAGGCGCCCACGGCGCGCGTGCAGCGCGGGAGGCACACGTGAACGAGTACATCGTCCTCATGGAAGAAGTCTGGGGTGAGAACCCCGAGTACGTCCACGACCGGCAAATCATGCACGTCATCTGGGCCGACACGCCCACGGACGCCGTACGCACGATTCACGCCGCGTACGACCTCACGCCCGCGACGCACAGTCGCCGGCGCGTGATCGGCGTGATGCGCACGCAACGCGAGTACCCGGCGGTCACGGTGTTCGACCCGTACGAGGAAGGAAGGAAGTCGTGAGGCCCGACCCGGCAGTCATCGAGCAAATCAAAGCCCGCCGCACCCCAGAACAACAAGCCGACCACGACCAGGAAGCCGCCATCAAGAAACTCTTCCAGCAAATCACCATCAAGGAATTCGGGCAGCACGCGCGGAACGCCTGCAACAGCATCACGGACGCCGCACGCGCGTTCCAACCACCACACGAGATGTTCAGCGGGCACCGCCTCATTCGGCACGGCCTGGACCTGTTCATTGCCGCCGTGTGGTACCAGGCGACCGGCAGGCGCGGTGACATTCCCGCGCTGTACGCGCAGCAAGCGCAGATTGCCGAGGACGCGTGGCTGCATTGCGTGCGGGATGGCGTGGAGGCGTACGGCGCGCACGTGCACGACGAGCACGTCGCGTACAAGGCGCAGCTCGACGCGGAGCACGCAGAGCTGCGGGACATGACGCTCGCGCAGGTGGAGCGCGTCACTGAGGAGAATCGCCAGCTGGAGCGCGAGCGTGACGCCGCGAAAGCCGAGGCGGCGAAAGCGAGAGCCGCGGCGCGGCGTGAACGCGACGAGCACGCCCGAGAGGTGCGGTCCCTGCGGGAGGAGCGCCGGCAACTCCTCGCCGACCTGGAGGCAGCCCGTGCCTTGATCGCGAGCTTGAACGCCGAGCTGGAGCAACTCACCGCGCCGAAGGAGGCAACCCCCATGAGCGACACGAACCTTGAACCGAAGAGCGCCCTGGAACGCATGAGCTGGTTCGTCTGGTCACACGACCGCTACTACCACCGGGGGACCGTCACGCTCGCCGCGTGGCGCGCGGCCGTCCGGGACACGCAACATCACGCCTTCGTTCGTCAGCACCTCGAGGCACGCGGCCTCGTCGGGAGGGCGGCATGAAACTCACCAATCAACTCTCAGCGAAAATCGCCACCCTCGAAAGCCAGGCCCTTGCCCTCGATTACCTGCGTGCCGGCCTCACGGCCGCGCAGCAGAAGCGCGCGGAGCTCGACGCGGCGATCCTGGAGCTCACGCAGGAGATCGAGACGGCTGAGGAGGCGACGCGTGTTCTGGAGCGCATGCAGGCCGCGTTCGAGCAGGCGCTCACCGTGGAGGGCGCGACGTCCATCGGCGTTCCGATGGACCCCCCTGTCGTCGACGACCAGGACGACGAGCCCGAACCGGCGGGGATCCTCTCCGTGCACTTCCAGGGCTACGAGGCGCTCGCTGAGGGCCTCGAGAGAGTTCGCGCTGAGCCCTCACTCACGGAACAGCTCATCACGCATTACGACGCCACCCCCACCGAGGACGACCAGGACGAGGACGTCACCTATGACCCGAGCCTGCCTCTCAAGCCCCGCATGCGCCTGTGGTTCGAGAGCAACCCGGATCGCGTGGCCAGCGCAGAGGTGATCGCGCAGGAACTCAACGCGAATCACAACAGCGTCGTGACGTACCTCCCACAGCTCGTTCGCGAGGGCGTCGCGGAGGTCGTGACGCCGGGGAACCGCCGGGGCGTGAGCGGCACGTACCGCTCCGCGCGTGCGGGCGAGCCGGTCGCAGAGGTCGAGCCGCAGCCCAAGCCAGTGGCCGAGAGGCCCGAGCAACCTACGACACAAGCCCAGGAACCTACGACACAAGCGCCGGTCGCACTCACGCCCGCGAGCCTCAGCGACCAGGAGGAGACGCTCCTGCGTTTCATGCTGCGGAACTTCCCCAACGGCGCGTCGGCCGGGCTGATCGCCGGGCGCCTCAAGTGGCGCTCGACGGTGGTGGAGCGCGTCATGGGTGACCTCGCGCAGCTGGGCTTCGTGACGCGGGACGGCGCGCGGTTCGTCCCGACCGAGAAGGGCCGCGCGGCATGAACCAGCAGCAGCAGGGGCGGCACATCGTACAGCAGGCCCTCCTCACCGGGCGACGGCACAAGCAGAAGCACCGGGTGAGCGAGATCGCCCTTGGCCTGTCGAATTCATTCCGCGCCGTCGCGCGTGCCGCACGCGCGTTCATTCGCGTGGCGAAGACGTGGAGCCTCCCGTGATTGAACTCGCGCTGCCGTGGCCGCCGAGCGTGAACACGTACTGGCGTCACGTCCTCGTGCGCGGCCGCGTCCGCGTCCTCATCAGCAAAGCCGGCCGCCAGTACCGCGAGAATGCGCTGCTGGCCATTCGCGAGCAAGGCGCGCCCCGCATGCCGAGCGGCGCGCGCGTCGCGGTCGTCATCACGGCCGCCCCGCCGGATCGGCGAGCACGCGACCTCGACAACATTCTGAAGGGCGTCCTCGACAGCCTCACGCATGGCGGCGTGATCGCGGATGACGGCCTGATCGATCATCTCACCGTGACGCGCTCGCCCGCCCAGGCGGGCGGCGTGGTTCGCGTTCAACTCCAGGAGGCTCCATGACAGCTTTCTTCTTCCCCCTCGAGGTGCCCGTGACGGATAAACCCAGACGATCCCGGTACGTCGCGAAGTCCCGCGGCGTCACGTACCTGAAGCCCGAGCAGGCCGCGCGAGCGTACGCGGAAGCGTGGTACCAGGCGCTGCGCGCGTGGCGCGTCCAGGAAGTCGTGATTCCCTCGCCCCGCCAGGGAAGCAGCACGTTCGGCGCGAGTGACTGGGGAGACTACAACACCCTCGGGGAGCCGGGGCGGAGTGTCGCGAGGTACCTCGTAACGCCGTACGCGAGCGGGGAAGGGGAGGCCATGCTCACGGAAGGCGAGGTGGGCGGCATGATTTCCCTGATGGTGCGCAGTGGCGTGCCGGAAGCGGTCCTGTATGGGCGCATGCTGGAGCGGCTGCGGAAGGGGACGAGCATGCAGTCCCTGGTGCGTGAGGGTGGCGGGTGGGCGTACCCGCGTGAGCAGGCGGTGCGGTACGCGCTGGCGGTGTTGACGCTCGCGGTGCGGTTGCGTGACGCGCGCGCTGAGGGTTTTCTGAGAGTTCTGCAAAGAAACCTTGCAGAAACCGCAAGTTTCACCTAAGATTTCATTAGAGTCGGCTTCAAGTCGAATAAACACCCCCCTCACAAAAGGGGGGTGTTTTCCATTCCCCGGAGGTCCGTATGCACCATCTCCTCAGCCCGCACGCGTACCGGATGCACCTCAGGAGCTGCAGCGTCGAACGCCTGCACGAACTCCAGAAGCAAACGGACCTCCCGCCCCGCCACCGCCGCGTTCTCGCCGAGGAACTCGAGTACCGCCGGAACAACCCGCACATGCAATGGGGAACCGCGTGAAATGGCGCCCCGTCCTCACGTACCCCGTCGCCCGACGTGAGGACGCCCGGCGCCTCGTCGAGCGACTCAACGACACGCAGGAGGAACGCGAATACAAGTGCCGCGAACGCGAGGAATCCGTCCGCGTCATCTACCGGGAGCGAGCGTGAACGCCTGGCTCACCGGGCAGCCCCGCGTCGCGACGCTCCTCACCCGCGTGCACACCCGCATGTTCATCCTGCGCGAGCAACGCCAACGCGTCAGCACGGCCCTCACGGCCCTCCTGAGCGCCGCGGACGCTGACGCCCACGAACACCACCGGCGAGCCGCGTGAACACCTGGAAACGCAAGGAAAGAGTATGGATCACCCGCATCCGCAAGCGCGGCGCGATCCACCGGTACCGCAGCGCCCGCTGAGGAGGCCGCGATGACAACCGAGCAACGCACGGACACTCTCTGGTACGCCGATCTCCTCCTCATGGCCGGCGCCCTCAGCCTCCGCGACTACGCGGAACTCACGCGAACCCTGTCCCGCCCCAGTTGGTGGCGAAGGAGGTGAAGCATGCCCGACGAACCCGCCCAACTCCCTGAACTGAAACCGAAGCACGCGCGGTTCGTCGACGCGTACTTCGAACACCACCTGAACGCCGCCGAAGCGTCCCGCGCGTGCGGGTACCGCGACCGCGCCGAAGGCAGCCGCCTTCTCGCCCGCGAGGACGTCGCCGCGCACGTGCAGGCACGCCTCGACGCGGCCGGCATGACCGCCGCTGAAGTGCTCGCGCGTCTCACGCGCCTCAGCCGCGGGGACATGAGTGACTTCCTCAGCGTGCACGAACGCGACGAGCCCGTGTACGAGAATCGACCCCTCGTGGAGAAACTCACGGACATCCGGCGCCGCATCGACGCGCTGCACCAGTTCCGCGCTCAACGCGACACGCACCTCAGCCAGGATCAGCGCGCCACCCTCAGCGATAAACTCGCGCGCCTCCTCGACCAGGAGCTCGACACGGAACTCGAACTCGCCCTGAATCCGGACGCGACGTACCAGGCGAAGGTCGGCACGCGACCCGTGCGGGAACTCATCGCGGATCCCGTGAAAGCCGCGGAACTCCAGCAGCTCGGGCTCGTCAAGAAGTTCAAGTACGAGGACGGCCGCCTCGAGGTGGAGCTGCACGACGTCGTCCGCACGCTGGAACTCATGGGCAAGCGACACAAGCTCTTCACCGACAAGATCGACGTGACGGGTGACGTGAGCGCCAGCATCAAGTTCGTCGTTGGCGTCGACGAGGACGCCCTGTGACGCTCACCCTCCCGCCCGGCGCGCACGTGTACGCTCCGCGCGGCAGCGCGCGGGACATCTTCTACGCGCGGGACGACGAAGTCATGCTCGACGGCCCCGCCGGCACGGGCAAGAGTCGCGCGAGCCTGGAGAAGCTCGACGCGCTCGCCCGCAAGTACGCCGGTTGCCGCCTCGCGATCGTGCGGAAGTTCCGCGCGGCCGTCACGGAAACGGCCCTCGTGACGTTCGAGCAGCACGTGCGGCCCGCGTGCGACACCACGAACCAGCAGCGCCGCGTCCGGCAATCCTACGAGTACCCGAACGGCAGTGAAATCGTCGTCGCGGGCATCGACAACCCCGTGAAGCTCATGTCGGCCGAGTTCGACGCGATCTACGTGCAGGAAGCAACGGAACTCACCCTGAATGACTGGGAGTTCCTCAGCACCCGCCTCCGCAACGGCGTCATTCCGTACCAGCAGCTGTTCGGGGACTGCAACCCCGGCCCGCCCACGCACTGGCTGAACAAACGCATGGAGGCAGGCCTCACGCGCCGCATCCTGTGCCGGCACGAGGACAACCCGCGCCTCTGGGACGCCCGCGCCGGGGACTGGACGGAGTTCGGGAGGACGTACATCGCCCGCCTCGACAAACTCACCGGGCCCCGCAAGCTGCGCCTCCGGCACGGCAAGTGGGCCGCCAGCGAGGGTATGGTGTACGACGCGTTCGACGCGAACGTGCACGTCATCGACTCCTTCCCGATTCCCAAGGAGTGGCGCCGCGTGCGCGTCATCGACTTCGGCTTCACGAACGCGTTCGTGTGCCAGTGGTGGGCGATCGACCCGGACGGCCGCATGTACCGCTACCGCGAGATCTACCGAACGCGCCGCACCGTCCGCGAGCACGCCCAGCAGATCCGCCAGCTGGACGCGAGCGAGGACATCGAAGCGACCATCACGGATCACGACGCCGAGGACCGCGCGACCCTCGAGCACGAACTCGACTGCTCCACCACCGCGGCGGACAAGGCCGTCACGACCGGCATTCAAGCCGTGCAGGACCGCCTCGCCATTCAGGAGGACGGCCGCGCCCGCCTGTACCTCCTGCGCGGCGCGCTCGTCGAGCGTGACCCGCTCCTCATCGACGGCGAGACGGGCCTCGCGAGCGTTCCGACCTGCACGGAAGAGGAAATCGACGGGTACGTGTGGGCGAAAGGGCAGGGCGGCGAAACACTCAAGGAACACCCCGTGAAAGAGAACGACCACGGGCTCGACACGCTCCGGTACGCCGTCCGGTACGTGGACCGCGATCAGGGCGGCGGAATCATCACCCTATGAGAGGAGGTGAGGCATGGACCTCGCCATGACCGTGCAACTCGTCAAGAACCAACTCGCTGCCATCACCGCCGTGCGGGACGCGGAGAACGCCACGCGGGACGCCGTCAGTGGCGACGGCCTGAACAGCATCGTGAAACGCCTCTTTCCGGGCGTGCAGGATGACTTCCTCGCCGCGAACGCGGACTTCCCGAACCACCTGCAGAAGGGCGTCAGTCGGTACGTCATGGCCCTCACGCGCGGTGAACTCAACTGGGAATGGACCGAGGACGGCGACGCCCCCACGGACGGCACGCCCGCCGCTCTTCTCGGCGCGGCCGCGCGGGACATCCTGCAATCCATCACGGTCGACGCGCTCTGCACCGGGAAGATCGCCCTGTTCCCGTACCTCGACGAGGCAGGCGAACTGCAACTCAGCGTGCCCAGTGGCTTCCTCTGGCCGGTCTTCAAGGCAGGGAACAGCAACGTCATCGAAGCGGTCCTGCAGGTCACGCCGTACACCAGCAGCGACGGGAAACCCCGCTTCGAGGTGCGGCGCTTCACGCCCGGCCTCCTGGAGGTCTTCTCGAATCTCGAGAAGTGGGAGGAGTACGCGACGAGCAGCGCGCGTGAGGAGTTCCCGCAGCGTCACGCGAGCGGGCGCCTCCCGCTCGCGTTCAGCATCGCGAATCGGGACGCGAAACGCCTTCCCGAGGGTCTCGCGCAAGCCGCGATGCCGGCGTTCATGGCGTACGTGAAGGCCCGCGTGATGCTGAATTTCATCGCTGAGCTCGGCGGGTTCGAGGAACGCGTCGTGAAGTCGAACAAGCTGTTCGAGATCGCGCGGAAGAACCCGCAGGACCCCATGCTCGCGGCCATGCGTCAGGTCGGGCCGCGCAAGATTCGCCTCGTCAGCAGTGAGGACACGTACGAGCGCCTCGCGCCTGTCGGACTCAAGGAGTACCAGGCGCAGGAACGCCAGGCCGTCGCGGACCTCCGGGACGCCATGAACATTCCCGACACGGACGGCGCGGACCTCGCTGGTGTCGCGCTGCAGGAGAAACGCGAGGCGTACACGGAAACCGTCGGGTCTCTCGCGGCACTCATCGCGGACGCCCTCACGGACGCCCTCGCCCTCGCTGCCGCGTTGAAGCCCGGCATGGTGCGGCCGGGGTGGCGCGTGACGCTCACGCCACGCTTCACGCAGGACGTCCAGGCGGAACGCACGTTCATCGTGGACGCGTTCAGTAAGGGCGCCCTCCCGAGCAGCGCGGCCCTGAGTGGCCTGCAGTCCCTCGGCGCGACGTACGTCACGGACGACATGGTCGCCCGCGCCGCGGAGAGGGAAGCGGGTGACGTCACACCCACCGTCCTACCGGCGGAGGATGAGGCCGTCACGTGAGTCTCGACGCGCTCGCCCGGCGCCTGGAGCGGCAGGGTTTACGCGTCGAGGCGCGCGCGATCCGTGAGGTGCAGCGCGCGTACGGCGACATGCAACTCGCGGATCTCCTCGCGCTCATTCAGCAGGCGAGCAGCGTCGAGAATCCCGCCGAGCGCGTCGCGAACGTGGAACGCCTCATGCTCGCGTTCGACATGGCCGCGCGTATCCTGCAGCAACCCCCGGACGGCATGCTCGCCCTCCTGGAGGAAGCCACCCGCAGGGGGTACGCGGCCGCGCAGGAGATGCTCGCCCTCTCCCCGGAGCTCCTCGCGGCGTTCCGCGTCCGTGGGGACCGCGAGATCGAGTACACGCGGCACGCGCAAGCGCGCTTCGAGCGGTACTGGCGAACGGAAACCACCCGCTTCCGCCAGGAGGTGCAGGGCGCCCTCCTCGAGGGCCTGGAGCGCGGGCAGAGCAACCAGCAGATCGCTCGCTCCCTCCGGGAGCGCGTCGCTGTGAGCCGCACGCGCTCCCTGCGCATCGCGCGGAACGAGGTCGGCAACGCCGCCGCGTACGCGATGCGTGAGAGCCAGCGCGAAGCGGGTATCGAGCGGTACGTGTGGCGCACCGCTTCGGACACGCGCGTCCGACCCGAGCATAAAGCCCGGAACGGAAAGATCTACCGCTGGGACACCCCGCCAGCGGACGGGCACCCGGGCGAAGCAATCCTGTGCCGGTGCGTGGCCCTCGCCGTCATTCCGTAACTCCTGCCGTTCGCACCACGACCCTACGCGTGGGAGGCAGCATCATCCAACACCTGAACGACGAACCACCCCACGCGGGTGGTTTTTTCGTGGCCGTACTGGCGGGCCTAAAACGCCTGGATTCGGGGCACGCGACCCCTCAAACGCGGAGGAGACCCACATGTTCAAGGACCTCATGACCGCACGCCTGCAGAAGCTCCACGCGAACACCGACCCGAACGAGCCGGCAGGAGGCAGCGGAGGCGGCACGCCCGCCACACCCCCAGCAGACGGGGCCGGCACACCCCCGGTAGAGGGTGGGAAGTCGTTCACGCAAGAGGACATCGACAAGATCATCCAGCAGCGCCTCGCGCGGGAACGCAAGCAGTGGGAGCAGCAAGTCGAGGAGGAAAAACGCAAGGCCACCATGACCGCCGAGGAGAAACTCAAAGCGGACCTGGACGCCGCGAACCGCAAAGCCGCAGAGGCTGAAGCGCGCGTCACGGCTGCCGAACGGAAAGCCTCCCTCACCGGACGGGTCGTCAACGTGGACGCCGCCTTGAAACTCCTGGATCCCGACAAGCACCTCGACGACACCGGGTCCATCAACGTCGACGCGTTCCTCAAGGACCACCCGTACCTCGCGCCCACGCAACAGTCCGCTGGCCCCACCGCCCCGAACGGCGGCGGCGGAGCCCAACCCACAGGACGCAAATTCACCGAGGCTGACCTGGAACGCATGTCCCCCGGTGAAATCAACGCGAACTGGGACCGCATTCAAGCCGACCTGAAGAAGTAAAGGAGAAAAACCATGATCGCGAACTTCAAACCCACCCTCTGGGCAGCCCGCCTGCAAGCCAACCTCGACAAGACCCTCGTCTTCCGTGGACTCGTCAACACCGACTACGAAGGCGAAGTGAAAGTCGGCGGCACCGTGAAGATCAACCGCCCCGGCCGCATCACCGTCAGCGCGTACGAAGGCAGCGTGGCCTACCAAGCGCCGACCAGCACGCAACAGACCCTCGCCATCTCGAAGGACGAGTACTTCGCGTTCGCCGTGGATGACCTGGATCGCGTGCAAGCCAACGTGAACCTCGTCGACACGTACACGCAGGAAGCCGCGTACAGCCTCGGTCAGAACATCGACGCGGACATCGCGGGCCTGTACGTCGATGCCGGCGCGGGTAGCGTCATCGCCCTGACTCTCGCGAGCGGTGACTACTACGACGCGCTCGTCGAGGCGGGCATGCAACTCGACAAGAACAGCGTGCCCCGCGCGGGCCGCTGGCACGTCACGAGCCCCGAAGGGTACGCCGCGCTTCTCAAGAACGACAAGTTCATTCACGCAACCGCGCAGGGTGACGCCGTCGTCGCGAGTGGCTTCGTCGGTCAAGCCGCGGGCTTCCGCATCATCGTCAGCAACAACCTGGTCGTCGCGACCGGCACGAAGTCCCTGTTCGGCACGAACGCCGCGATCAGCTTCGCTCAGGCTCTCGAAGGCAACCCCGAAGCGCTCCGCCTGCAGGGTCAGTTCGGCGACGGCGTGCGCGGCCGTGTCGCGTGGGGCCGCAAGGTCATCGAACCGAAGGCGCTCGGCGTCATCAACCTCACCTGATGCCTCGCGTGCGGAACATCGCGACCGGGCTGGAGCACGATGTTCCGCCCGGTCACTGGTGCCTGAGTGACCCTCAGGCGTACGCCGTGCTGCCTGAGGAGGTGGTGACGAGTGGCGACGGACCCAACGAACAGGAACGCGTGCCTGAGCCTCGCGCAACGCGCGGCAAACGGCGCGGGTGACTGGACTCAGCAGGACTGGACGGCGCAACTCACCGAGGACGCCGTCGAGCGGGGCGATCCGCTCGTCACGCATTACCGCCCGTACGCGACGGCCATCGCGTACTTGCAGCGCCCGGACCGCGTTACGAGCCGCACGGAAGGTGACGTGCGTGAGGACTACGAGGACGTCACGAGCGTCCTCGAGTACCTGCGCGGCCGCAGTGCCGAGTGGGACGCGGCCCTCCCGCCTGATGCGTCTGCCGTGAATCTCACGGCGTCCTTCACCGGGTGGGGCTGATGCCCCGCGCGACCCTCACCAGGTCGGCGCACGAGGCCGTGACGCTCCTCACGCCGCAACACGGCGCGGAGGATGACCTCGGTGAGGTCAGCGTCACGTGGGCGGCAGGGGAGACCGTCATGGCGCTCGTGCAGCCCGTCACGCGCGAGCAGGCCGCCCGGGCGGGCCTCAGCGTGGACGTGGAGCGCGTTCGCGCGTACCTCCCGCCCGTCACCGTCACCCTTCCGGCCCGCGTGACGCTGCGTGGGCAGGAGTGGCGCGTCGTGAATGCCGAGGCTCGCGCGAGCCGCACCGTCGTCACCCTCGAGGAGGCCACCCAGTGACGACCGCGAACTTCCAGAACCTCCGGCAGGCCGCGCGAGAAGCAGCGGAACGGCACGTCGCGAGGCGCGCGCAGGACCTGCGGAACGTCATCGTGCAGAAACTCAGCGCGCCCGGCGGGGGCCGCACGTACGGCGTGCACACCGCCAGCGCGCCCGGGCAACCGCCCGCGGTGGACACGGGCCGCCTCCGGCAGAGCATTCGCGTGCAGAAGGTCGGCCCGGGGCACTACCGCGTCGGCACGGACGTTCAGTACGCGATCTTCCTCGAGTTCGGGACGCGCCGCATCGCCGCGCGTCCGTTCCTCCGGCCGAGCGTGCAGGAACTCCTGACGCGGAGGCGCCCGTGACGCCGCGTGAAGCGCTCGCCCTCGCCAGGGCGACCCTCCTCAGCCTCGACCCGCCCGTCACCGCGTACCTCTCGCGGGACGAGGTGCCCGACTCGCCCGCCGGGCCGTACGTCGTCATCGACCTCATCGCAACCACGCCTGAGGCGACGTACGAGGCCCGCGCGGGCAGTCGGACGCTCCTGCAGGTGAACTGCTGGGGCACGAAGCGCGGCGGCGTCCTGGACCTCGCGGAACGCTGCGCGGTCGCCCTGACGAACGCGAGCTTCAGGGAAGGCCAGAGCCGGTACCCGATTGAGGACGGGTACTTCGGCGTGCAAACCGACTACCTCACCCCCTAGGAGACACCCATGCCCAATGATTTCCAGACTGGCGCCGGCACGAAGATCCGCTTCAAGGTCCTCGCCGCCGGGACCCGCACGCGCCCCTCGGCGCTCGCGGACTTCACGACCCTCGCTCAAGTCACGACCTCGGACCTGAGCCTCACCGCAAGCGACGTGACGACCACCACGTACGACAGCGACAAGAAGGAAGACGGGAAGGTCACGAAAACCGCGTGGGGCTTCAACGCCACCGCGAACGTCCCCGCCACCCTCCTGAACCGCACCGCGATCAACGCCCTGCGTGACGCCGCGAACGCCGGCGACGAAGTGTGGATCGAGCGCCAACTCGCCGGCGAGACCACCTGGGAAGGCGGCGTCGCGAGCATCATGAGCTTCGCCAGCCCCGCCCCGGCGGACGGCATCGTGACCGTCACGTGCCAGTTCAAGGGACGCGGCGCGTACAGCGACAACCTCGCGGAAGTCTCGTAAGCGCATGGAGCTCCTCTCGCTCACCCGGCAGAGGGGCGAGCCCGCCGCGTGCATCTACGGCGCCACCTGGGAAGGTGGCGCCGTTCGCGCGGGCCTCCTGTTCGTTCAGGCGGGCGTCACGCGCCGCACCCTCACTTTCAGAAACCCCAACACGAGACAACGCGTGACACTCACGCTTCCCGACAAGGCCCTCCGCTTGGAGGCGCCCGGGTACACCACGCACGCCCTCCTGGAGGTCCACCATGGCGAAACAGAAGACACTCACGCTTGACGTCGCGCTCGGCATCGAAATGCCGCGGCTCGCCCTCACCATCCCCGCCGAGGTCCGCGCGCAATACCCCGACGCGGGCGAGCACCTCACCCTGCAGCTCCGCGAGCCGAAAATCACCGAGCAACGCACCATGATGACCCCCATCGAGAACGCCAGCACGAACGACGAGCTGTTCGACGCGCTCGCGGACCTCCTCATGCGGTTCGTGCAGGGCAGCGTGAGCCGCGACGTCGTGCGGGCCGTCGTGGGTGAATGCACGGCATCCGCGGTGAGTCAGATTCTCGTCGCCGTGCAGACGGGGGAACTCCCGGACCCAAAGCAACACCAGCAGTTGCTTCTCCGGACGATGCGACGCACGCAGGAGCAGCTGCTGAACTCGATGTAAGCGAGCAGTTCGCGCTGCTCGCGCACCTGTACGGCCTGCGCCCGTGGGAGGTGGGGGACCTCACGTGGAGTCAGTACCGCATGCTCCTCAACCAGGTCGGCACGGTCCTGTTCCTGCGGGACCGACCCATGCTGATGTACCACTTCGGGAAGATTCCCGAATCCGAGTACCCCACGCTGATCGCCGGCTCAGCACCGAATCCCGTGCGGCAGCAGGCGTTCGAGGCGTTCACCGCGCACTACCGCCTTCCCGGGCGGAGTCGCATTCCACAGCAGGCCGCGCGGGAGTTCCTCGCGGCGAGCGAAGCGCTCCGCGTACCCGAATGGGTGTTCGCGTGCGCGCCCATTCAGGAGATTCGCGCTGCGGCGCAGTGAGGGAGGTGAGGCATGACGACAGGCGGCGGAGCAGGCGGAAGTGGCAGCGCGGGCATCCTGTACATCGACGTGCAGGGCCGCTTCGACGACTTCGAACGGCGGTTGAATCAACTGCAGCAGCAGGCAGGCCAGCAGGGGCAGACGCTCGGGCAGCGCTTCAGCGGCGGAATCGGCACGGGCCTCAAGATCGCCGCTGGAGCCGCGATCGGCCTGGGCGCCGCGGTACTTGGGGCCGTGCCGGCCATGCAGTCCCTCGCGGCGGAAGCCGCTCGGGCGGACTCGACGAACAAGATGTTCGCCAAGTCACTCGAGCGGTTCAAGGTGCCTGCCGGTGAGGCGGAGAAGGCCGTCAGTGACCTCAGCACGAAACTCGGCGTCGCGCCCGAAGTCATCAAGGAAGGCATGACGACGATTCTCCGCGCGGGCGGCACCCTCGAGGACGCCGTGCGGACCATCACGGCCGCCGGGGCGAGCGCCGCAGCGGCGGGGTCGGACATCGGGAACGCCGTGGAGAACGCGAGCGTCGCGATCGCAACGGGCCGCTCGGAACTCCTCGAGACGGCTGGGATCATCACGAACGCGAGCGACGCGTACAAGGACTACGCGAAGTCAATCGGCGTGAAGACCGAAGCGCTTACGGAAGCGCAGAAAATCGAGGCGTTCAGCAAGGCGATCTACAAGGAAAGCAAGTACGAAATCGCGGACTTGTCGACGATCATGGGCGGGTACGCGGGCGTGCAGGCTCGCAACGCGCAAGTCAGCCGCGAATTCAAGCAAGCACTCGGCGAGGCGCTCCTGCCCGCCATGACGAAACTCACCGAGGTCGGCACGGACCTCCTGGGGCGCGGCACGGAATGGATCAAGTCGTTCCAGCAGAACGAAGGCGTGAAGCAGTTCGGGTCGGGCCTCATGACGGTCGCGTCGCAGGTCATGCCGCTCTTCCAGTCGGCCGTCGCGGCGATCGCGCCGGTGGTGCGTCAGGTCCTCACGACGTTCGCGCAGGTTGGCGTGCAGGTCGCGCCGTACGTGCAGCAGGTCATCACGATCATCCGGCAACTCGCCGTGAGCGCGCAGGGCACGTTCACGCAGATCGCGCCGTACGCGCAGCAGATGATCGCGAGTCTCCGCCCGCTGCTCGTCGCGCTTGGGCCGTTGTTCGCGAACGCGTTCCGGTTCGTGCAGGTCGCGTGGGAAACCGTTCTGAAGCCCGCGATCATCGCGATCATGCCGGTCGTGAGTGCCGTGTTCCGCGCGGCCGTGCAGGTCATTACAACGGCCGTGAATGTCATCAGCGGCATCTTCAAGTTCCTGTCGCAGCTCTTCACGGGTGACTTCAGAGGCGCGGCGGAAACACTCAGGGGCATCTGGTTCAGCCTCGCGCGCGGCATTCTGCAGGCCGCGCGGACCATCTACGACGGCGTCGTGCAGTGGCTCGGGAACATCGGCCCGAAAGCGATTGAGTTCGGACGGCACCTCATCGACGGACTCCTGAACGGCATTCGTGGCGGCATCGACCGCGTCCGCAAGGGCGTCGCGGAACTCGGGTCGAATATGATCTCCAGCTTGAAGAGCGCCCTTGGCATCCGCAGTCCCTCCCGTGAAATGTGGATCCTCGGGGAGCACGCGGCGGACGGCCTGGTGCTCGGCATTCAGAGCCGCACGCCCGCCGTGGGTAAGGCGGCGTACATCATGGGTGAGCATGCCGCGAATCAGGCCCGCGCGGGCCTCGCCGCGAATCAGGAACCCACGGGTCGCGCGGCGTACATCCTCGGGGAGCACGCGGCGATGCGCGTCGCGGATGCCGTTACGAAGAACAGCCCGAGAGCCGTTGCGAGCGTGAAGTCCCTCGGGAAGAGCGTCGTTGACGAAACGAAGCAGGCCATCGCGAATCTCGAGAAGGAAATCGCGTTCGACAAGTTCGCCAGCAGCCTTACGGCTCAGTCCGTCGCGCGGCTGAAGCAACTCATGGCGGAAGCTCGCGCGGTGGGTGACAGCCAGAAGTACAACGCCGTGAAGAGTGAAATGGAACGGCGCGAGGACGCCCACACGGCCGCCGTGCGGGCGAACGCGGACGCCGTGCGGCAGCACGCGGAGGAACTCAAACGCAACCGCCAGGAACTCGAGCGGAGCATTCAGAATGACGCGTGGCGCAAGAGTCTGCAGGGCTTCACGGCCGCGCAGCTCGAAAGCGCGAAAGCGTCCGCGCGAGCCGCTGGGGATCAAGCGCGGTACAACGACATCCTCACGGAACAGCAGCGGCGCGTGCAGGCCGCGAACGACCAATGGCAGAAGTACCTGGACCTTCAGGTGCAGATCGGGCAGAACACGCAGGACTCCCTCACGCGCGTGGGTGGGAAGCCCGGCACGCAGCAAGGACCGGCGTTCAAGGGTCGGAAGCTGGGCCTCGCGGATTTCCAGGCGGACATCGACGCGCTTGACAGCACCGCGAAGATCGAAGCGTTCCGGCAGGTCATCGTGCGTCTCGCGACGGACGGTGCCCTCGCGAAGGGCGCCCTGACGGACATCACGGACGCCCTCGCCGTGCAGCAGGGGCAGATCGACGCGGCCGCGTCCCTCACGAACACCTTCACGGACTCGTGGGCGCGAGCCCGCGTGACTCAGGAGGGCGTGACGGCCACGTACGACGACCTCATGGAGTCCTTCCGGCAGTCCAAGAAGACCGGCGAGGACTTCATCACGAGCGTCCTGAAGCCCATGCTGCGGGACGGGCAGGTCACGGCGGCCGTGTACGCGGAACTCGTCACGACCCTGAACGCTCTCGGGAACGCCGGGCAGGTTGGCCGCGCGGAACTCCCCAAGGGAGCCGGGCGCGACGCCCGTCCCGCACCGGCGGAACCCGCCGGGGAACGCTCGGGCGGCGGGCACGACCGGGCGAATCAGGCCGCCGCGTTCTTCCAGCAGGTGCAGAAGGCCGCGGAGAGCGCCGCGTTCGACAAGTACCGTGAGGGCCTCAGGCGCCTCTCGGACGAGCAGCTGGAAACGGCGCGGAGTGCTGCGTTCGCCGCGAGGAACTTCGAGGAGTACAACGCGATTCTCGCCGAGCAGGGGCGCCGCACGAACGACGCTGCCGCCACGGTGGAACGCTGGAACGAGAACCTCGAGAAGCTCGCGTTCGACAAGTGGAAGGAAGAGCTGCGTGACTACACGGCCGCGCAGCTCGACGACGCCCTCGCGACGGCCGTCGCGACGAAGAACGTCGAGGAATACAACGCGGTCCTCGCGGAACTGAAGCGCCGTCAGGACGCGATGAAGGACGCCGCGCTGAACCTCACCGTGAAGGTGTTCGGGATCGACACGGGCATCAAGCAACTCGACTTGTTCAAGCAGGTCCTTCAGGGCGTGCAGGACGTCATCAGCGACACGTTCCAAGCGCTCGTGTCAGGCACCGGGAACGCCGCGGACGGCGTGCTGAAGAACATGGCGCGCATGGCGCTCGGCATCGTCCGCCAGGTCGCCATCGCGATCGCGGCGTACCAAGCGCAAGCAATCGCGGCCGCCCTGCTGCAAACAGCAACGCCGTTCAGCTGGGGCCTGGCTATCGCTGCCTTCGCAGCAGCCGCGGCGATCGCGGGTATCGCCGCCGGTCTCGAAGCACGCCTCAACAGCGGCGGAGGCGGTGGGGGAGGCGGGTCGTACTCACCACCCGTCTCAGGCGGCGCGGCCGAACGCGCCGGAGTGGACGCGGGCCTCGTCGACATCCCCAACTCCAGCGTCACCGTCATCGCCGCGCCCTCCTGGATCGCGGAAATGGGCAAGCACGTCGACCGACTCGGCGGGTACTTCGACCGACTCATCACGGAGGGCATTCGTGTTCAAGGCTTTACGGACGGCAGCAGTCCTCGCAGTGGCATGTTTGACCTGCTCACTCCCTAGCTGCGCCACCCACCAGACCCCACCCGAGCGGGTGGGGTCGTTCGTTTACCGCACCACGAAAGGAGGTGATCGCGTGACGTGGAAACTCAAGATCTACCCGCCGAACGGGACCGGCGCGCCGCGTGAGTTCACGCAAGCCGGCGAGAGCGGCGTGCGGAACGGCTTCGCGTGGCAGCTCACGCCATACGGAGACAACGTGCAGCTGCGCTTCGCGGGTAAGAACGCGCACCTGCAAGTCGGGCCTCGTGACGTCATTCGACTCGAGGTGGACAATCAGCCCGCGTTTTTCGGTGTCGTCACGCGGCCGCCGAATCCACGCAGCAAGAACGGCGAGGAGTTCACCGTCGTCGGCGGTCGCGAGGTGCTGCGCCGCGCGCAGATGGACGGCAAGGAGTACGTGAACGCCGGTATTTACAGCATCGTGCGGGACATCGCGGGTCGCCTCCTCGCGGGCCGTGCCGTGACGTACGACGCCACCCTCGTCGGGAACGGCACGGGCACGGACGCGGGACCGCTTCTCTCGCGGTACTACGCGCCGACCAGCAGCCTCCTGGACGATGCTGTAAATACCGCGAAAGCCGCGGGGGATGTTCCCTGGGGCGTCGACGCTCAAGGTCGGTTCTTCTTCGCGCGGCCCGCACCAGCGGCCCTCACGGTCGCGTACGACGCGCATCAGCTCGCGTGGCTGCCCGTGGATGGGGATGACGCGGTGACGAAAGCGATTCTGCGAATCGCGAGTTCACCGACCAGCAACGTCAACCCGTACACGTACCGCAGCGGGAACGTCTTCCAGGTGCTCGGGTACGTCCCGGCGACCATCACGAAAGAAGCGACCGGGCCGACGCACGCGACGTACCTCGCCGAAGCGGCCGTGACGCCGCCCGTCGGCGTGGCGGTCACGAAGCCGTACCAGACGGCACCCACGTCATCCTTCCAGATGACGAACCCGGGGAACGTCGTCGACGGCGACCCGAGCACGTACGCGAGCAACACGGGCGCGACCGCGCAGTGGGTGATGACCAGCACGACGAACCGCGTGATCGGCCTTCGCATCCGGTACACGCTCGCCGAGGGGCACGACGGCGCGTACGCGCTCCTGCGGAACCGCGCGCCGTACGACGGCGGGGACTTCGTGTACGACGACTTCCACTGCCCGCTGCAGCCCGCAACGACCATGCGGGAGGTGACGTTCATCGCGCCGCCCAGCACCATCACCCTCGCGCGAGGCATCGACACGACCGTCCTGGTCATCACCACGGGCGGAGGCGCACTCGCCGCGGACGGGTTCCGCCTGTACGAGGCGAGTATGGTCGTCGTGGATGAAACGGCCGCCGCGAGTGTCGCCGCGAGTTTCCTGCGGGAGCCCGCGCTCGTTCCGACGCAGCTCACCCTGCAAGGCATCGTGGCGCCCTCACCGAGCGTCACGATCACGAACGCGCCCGGCGGCACCGTGAGCGGGCCCACCGGACTGTTCGAGTATCGCTACGAACGCGGCAGCGGCCTAGGGGGCCGCAGCACCCTCGTCCGGCTCGGATCGACCGGGCAGGGCGCGGAAGCCCGCACGATCCGCCTGCAAACGCAACGCACCGCGGCTCTCGCCGCTGAAGGCGTCCGCGCGTACCTGGAGCGTCAGCCATGAGCAACTACAATTACACCCTCACACACACCGGAACGGGGTACGCGCTGCCACTCCCGGCGGACGCGCGCGTCACGAACGCGACCCTCGCCCCGGACGTGGAGCTCGACCGCGCCGTCGACTCGGACGTCTGGGAAGTGTACGGGGACCTCAAGGCGAAGCCGGCGCCGCTCGAGTTGACGTTCACGCTGCTCGGCGTGAACGAGGACGACGCGAGGCTGCGCGCCAGTGAGATTTACGACGCGGCATTCTCGAGCAACCGGCTCGTGCGCGGCGCGAACTGGCACCGGGACATTCACGCCCTCGCGGGGATCGCGTTGCAACCCACGGACAGCCCGGACGTGTGGACGGCTCGCCTGACGCTGTACCCGAAGGGGCCGCGCTGGGTGAGTAACTTCGGGCAGAAGGGAGTGATGTGACGTGCTGCTGACCATTACCAGACCCGCCGCGCCCGCCGGAGCGACCGGCGGAACGCTCGCCGTGAAGTACCGCAAGCCGTACAGTGACGGCACGAACGACGCTCCCGCGTACTACGCCGCCACGTGGGACCTCGTGAACGCCCGCTGGGTGGACGTGAACACGAACCAGCCGCTCGTGATTGTCGGCGCGACGACCGGGGAGGCCGCGCCGCCCGCGCTGGATTTCGTGGAGTCGTGGACGTTCGTGACACCATCGAAGCCGACGGACAGTGAGGTGTACGTTCGTCATCCGGTCGTGACGAGCGGCAGCGTGTTCGATTACACGAAGCCTGAAGCGCCGTTCGACCTGGTCGGTCCCGCACCCACGGGAGGCGTGAATCTCGACGCGATCACCCAGCGCCTCGACGCCCTCGAAGCAGCGCGCGTCACGCCCGTTCCGCTGGGCCTGACGAACACGGGTGACGTGTTCCGCCTTGCCTTCACCGCCACGCCCGGTGCGACCGAGTACCGCCTGTACCGCAAACGCAAGCCGAACGCGCCGCGCCGGCAGCTCGTCGCGGTGTGCGGCGCCACACCCGAGGTGCTCACGGACGCGGGCGTGTACGACGGCGTCACGGCGTACTACGAGCTCGTCGCGGTCGTGAACGGCGCCGAGACCGTCGTCGCGACGCACTCGGACGTGCAGCCCGCGCGCACGTGGACGGAAACGCCACTCGTCATCACGAGCGGCGGCACGTACGCGCTGAACCACCGCAATCTCGACGCGACGAAAGCGAGCGTGACGATCAGCACGACGGAACCCGTGATTCTCACGGGCCGTATCGCGTCGCGCGGGCACGGCGTCGTCGAAACCATTCAGGGCGTGAACGTGACGCTGCTGAACCTGCGCGGCTGGGGCTTGCACCCGATGCTGGCGAACAGCGCGCACGGCATGATGCTGAACCTGAACCGGCCCGTGAATGTCGTCGTGCAGAACTGTTACGCGGAAGCGTGGCGCATGAGCTGGTACGTCCAGGCTGACGAAATCGCCGGGCACGTGCAGAAACTCCACGTCCGGCAGTCCGTCAGCGTGAACGTCGAGGGCCGCGCCACGAACGCGAACGGCACGTACCAGGCGATCCGCACGGTCGACCTGAACCCACCCATTCCCGTCGGGCACGCCATTCAGACGAACGGTGTCGTCGCGTGTCCGGACCTGAAGATCGCGTACAACTACGTCCTGCAGGAGCCGTACGAGGGGTTCGTCGAGGATCCCATCAACCTGTACATCACGTCGGGAACGAATGCGAACCGCGCGCTCGTGCACGACAACGGCGTGTACGGCGGGTACGCCATCAACCCCGCCAGCGGCAGCTACGCCGGCACGGGCATCATCCTCGACGGGAAGGGCGCGCTGCCCGCAAACACCGGGTACCTCAAGGTCTACAACAACCGAGTCGCCGGCACGTCGAACGCGGGCCTCGCCATCGCCGGCGGGCAACACACCGAGTGGTACGCCAACGTAGTGCGCGGCGCGGCTCGCCTCGAGGACGGCACCGTCATCTACGCGCAGAACGTCGGGATGTACATGCGGGACCTCACGAACACCGGCGCCGCGTTCTCGAATCACAACGCGCACGACAACCAGGCCGGCTGGCTCGAAGCGCCCGGCAGCGTGAATCAGGTCGGCGCGACCCAGGATTACAACAACCCGTACGACTGGCACGCCGTCGGCACGAACGGCAACGTGCAGACGAACAACACCACGATTCCCGCGAGCGGCCTGACCGTCGCGGACGAACGGAACCTCATGGCCGCCTTCTGGCTCGCGCAACGCGCAGCGGGACGCGCGCTCGGCGTGGTCTTCGCCGTGACCGCCACGGCCGTCGGCACGCCCGGCACGGCGTACACGGACGCCCTCGCGCAGCAAGCAGCGGCCGCCCTGGTCCTCAATGGGCAGCACGACGGCCTCGAAGCGTCCTACGAGTCCAACCTGAGCCGGCTGAACCTGCGCGTGACTGCCGCGAACGCGACGGGCAGCACGTACCCGTACCTGGAACGCACGCAAACCACGACGGCGAGCCCGACCGTGGAGGCGTTCGACACGAACCTGCCGTCCTCCGCGTGGACCGTCAGCGCGAACCGCAACGGCACGGGCGGCACGTTCCGCGGGTACGCGTACCTGAACGCGCAGCAGAGTGACTTTACGCTCGAAACGACCATCGTGAACGTCAGCTCGCAAACGGACGTGTACCTCCGCGCCGCGACCGGCACGACCTTCACGAACAGCTTGTACTTCACCATCACGGGCGGCGGCGTGTTCGCGGTGCGGGCGCGCGGCAGCGGCACGGACACCACCACGTACCACTCGCAGTCGAACGTGCCCACCGCGAGCGTGAACGTGAAAGTCACCCTGACCGGCACGACCATGACCGTGTACCTGAACGGGAACCTCGTCCTCACGCAGGCGAACGTGCCGCGCACGAGCGGGTACGTGCAGCTCTTCACCAGCACCGAAGCCGGCGCGACCGACGCGTTCGACGCCGTCACCGTCACGCCCGCCGGCGCGGACGCCGGAGCCGTGACCCTCGCCGGCGTGCCGAGCGGGTGGACGACCCGCACCCTCAGCGGCACGAGCGGCACGAACACGAGCGTGAACGTCACCGCGGGCGGGGAAGTCGTGCGCGTGCTCGACACGCTCGGACACGAAGCCGCGCGCGACACCATGCGAGCCGGGGAAACGTGGACGCTGCGCCTCATTCCGAGTGAGGTCGTCACGAGCAGCAGCGGCACCGTGACGACCTCACCCGACCCGGTCGGTCGGTTCTTCGGTCGGTCGGGCGCGAACGTGTTCGGAAGCGCGAACGTCGCAGAGCCCGTCATCGTGTGGGACGCGGACGCGAACAAGTACCGCATGTTCCGCTTCAACTTCGTCGCGGGTCAGAGCGGGAATGCCGCCGTCACGAACGCGCACGCCACGGCGGACCACCTCGAGGGGCCTTGGACGGACGCGGGCGCGTTCATGAGCACGTACCACAAGTTCGTACCGCTCGTGGACCTCGACGGAGCGCCCGTGAAGCTCAGCGGGAAGTACCACTCGTACTCCGTGTACTACCCCGGTCAGGACGCCGGGAAGTACATCGTGCACGCCACGGCCGACACCCTCGCGGGACCGTGGACGGTGAGCGGCACGGTCGTCCCCGTTGGGCACGCGGGCACCACGGACAACGCCGCGACGGACGCGCCGTTCGCCCTGTGGGACGGCACGACCGTCCGCTTGTACTACATGGGCATGCCGAACGCGAGTCACGCCACGTACGGCCTCGCGGCCCGGCAGCACCTCACGAAAGCCACGAGCCCGGCCGGTCCGTTCACGTACCACAGCATCGTCGTGAACCCGAGTACATCAAGCGGCGCATGGAACTACGGGTGGATTGGCGGCGTGCAGATCGCGCGGCGCCCGGACGGAACGTACTGGATGCTCGCGAACGCGGGCAGTACGCGACCCGCCACGGTCGCGCACGAACCTGCTCCGAGTCTCGGCGGGATGTACACGGCATCCAGCTTGGACGGGCCGTGGACGGAACACGCGAGCAGTCCTGTCACGAGCGTCACGGACGTGCCCGCATCGGACGCCGTGACAAGCACGAACAACTGGCGTCACTGGCTCGTCATGGACCGCGTCGCGAAACGCTGGTACGTGTTTCTGAATACGGGCGCGGCGGCGAACGAGCGCATCACGTACTACCGGCAGGGCATGGCGCGGCAGCAGCATGGCGGGGCACTTCCCGCGAACGTCCTGGTCCTCACGACGAGCGAGCAGAACGTCCCCGGCACGCTGCTGGATCTTCCGGCCGGGTGGTACCGCGTGACGGCGCAGTACAACCTCATCGCGGACAGCGCCGCTGGCGGCTCACCGAAGCTTGACGTGGACGTGCGGTTGAAAGTGAACGGCACCACGCAGGCATTCACCCGCGCGTTCGTGGGGAACTACGCGTACGAGAATGACGACTGGACCGTGGATGAGTACGTGTTCCTGTCCGTTCGGGGGCAAGTGCGACTCGCGGCTCAAGTGATTGCTGGCACGCCAACCGCAAATACGCGCATTCGGAACGTGCGCCTCCTCGTGCGGCAGGAAGCGCCCTGAGTGAGGATCTGCGGCAACCGCGTGAGGGGCAGCGTCGTAACGTGAAACTATGCCCCCCGCGATACCCGCATTGACTGGCCTGCGATTCCTCGCGGCGCTCGCTGTCGTGATCGTTCACTTCGGCGCGCCCTTCTTCGTCGGTCTGGGATTGCCAGGGTACGCTCCGCGACTCGCGAGCGCCGGGTATCTCGGCGTGAATTTCTTCTTCCTCCTGAGCGGCTTCATCCTCGCGTACAACTACCTGTCGGGCGGAACGATGCGAGGGACACATCGCGCCTTCTGGGTGGCGCGTGCCGCGCGAGTCCTGCCGGTGTACTGGCTCGCGTGGCTGCTGGCATTGCCGTTGTACCTCGCGAATGCCAGTGAGGGCGCCTACCGGGCGATGCCACATCAGGATTCAGCCGTGACAGTTGCTCTGTCGGGCGTACTGGTGCAATCGTGGTGGCCGCACGCGGCGAACTTCCTCAACGCTCCCGGGTGGAGCTTGAGCACGGAGGTGTTGTTCTACGCGGCGTTCCCACTGATTGGCGTCTGGCTCACGCGCCAATCATCCCTTGTGCTCCTCGCGACGGTCGGTGGCGCGTGGGTGCTCGCGCTGTTGCCCGCCGTGATGTACCTCGCGCTGCGCCCTGACGCGGGTGTTGACCCGCAATGGGGCGCGTTCGGGACATGGTTACAGGTCGTGAAGTTCAATCCGGTGGTGCGCCTGCCCGAGTTCGTAATGGGTATCGCGCTCGGCTGCCTGTTCCTGCGCAGACGAACTTGGCCCCTCCCGCAAGTCCGCCCGGGGATGCTCGCCCTTCTTGCTGTTGCTGGTGTCGTGCTGCTCGTCACGCGCTTCCCGGCACCATTCTTGATGCTCCACTCCGGCCTGCTGGACCCACTGTTCGCGATGCTGATCGTAAGCGTTGCTTACGATCAGGGTGTCCTGACGAGGGTACTCGGTTCGCCCGTGTTCGTGCTCCTCGGTGAGGCTAGCTACGCCCTCTACCTCCTGCACGTGCCCGCATGGGATGCCCTCGCGCGCTTCGCAGGCGTGCCGAACCTGCTCCCATGGGGTTTCCCAGCGTTTGTAGCGCTCGTGACAGCCATAAGTGTCCTCGTGTTCCGCGTGTTCGAGGAGCCGATGCGGCATCGCATTCGCCGTGTGTTGGCCCCTCGTCGCGCAAGCCTCACAGCCGCAACCAACTGACCGTCTAGTATCGCCCCGACCCCGCGTCGGACGCGGGGTCTTTCATTCCACCGCAACCACCATTGACCCCCGCGCGCCGCGCGACTGGAGACAACATGCACAACGACAACACGCAGCCGTGCGGCAGAGGCCACGCCTGATGTCCACGGACCTCACCCAGATCGCCGTGAATGCCGTCAGCGCCATCGCTGGCGGCTTCTTCACATGGCTCGGCCTGCTGACGCAGAGCAGCCGGCAAGGCAAGCAATCCGAGCAGAGCGCGCAGGCCGCGTTTCGCGACACCCTTCTCCACCAGCTCGACAAGACAAACGAACGCATCGAAGAACTACAGACGGAACTCTCCGAAACAAAGACGGAACTCGCGAGCGTGAAATCCCAAGTGCAGATCCTGATGCACACGGAAGCGCACCTGAAAGCCGAGAACTCCCGCCTCGCTGCCCTCCTCGAAGAGAGGGACGCGGAGAACACGCATCAGCTGGAACGCATCGCCGAACTCACCGGGAAGAACACCCTCCTGGAGCAGCAGGGCGTGCGGCTCCGCCAGGAGCTCGACGCCGGCTTGGAGCGCGCCCGGCAGCTCGACGACGAGAACCGCGACCTGGAAACGCACATTCACCAGCAGAACGCGCGCATCGCGAGCCTCGAGGCGGAACTCATCACACTCCGCGGCCCCATGCGCCCAGCGGAACAAGGAGGAACCGCATGAATGAAATCCCGAAGGACCGCGAGGTCACGTCCTTGGCGCCCGTGATGCAAACCAGCATCCGGGCGTTCCTCACTGCCGCGAACGCCGCGCTCGCGAAGCAGGGCATGCGCGTCCAGGTGGGGGAGACGCGCCGCACCCGCGCCCGGCAGGCGTACCTGTACTCGTGCAACACCCCGAAGCGGTGGGTGACGAACTGTGACGGAACGCGGAGCGTCAGCATGCACCAGTACGGAATTGCCGTCGACCTGGTCATCGTGAACCGCCTCGGTGCGGCCGTGTGGGACGCGCGGACGTGGCGGACGCTGTACGCGCTCGTTCCGCCCGCCCGGTACGGTCTGGAACTCATTCCTCAGGAGCTCGTGCACGTGCAGCTGCTTGGCAGTCAGGCGCACGTCGCGAATGGCCGCCTGAATCAGTCGTACGTCGCGAAACTCGGCCTGAAACTCACCTGACCCGCCTTCTCTCCTGAACCTGGAGGTTCACATGCGTACACTCCTGAACGCCCGCAGCTTGATCGTTGCCGCCCTCGCCGTGCTGTTCTTCTTCGTGCTGCCCGCACTCGTGCCCGCCAGCGCACAAGGACTGGACGCCCTGCCTGACCTGACGCCCGCGACGCTCGGCGCGGACGTGTTCGCGCTCGGCGCGGCCGTCCTGTTCGTCGTGCAGTTCGCGAAGCGCCAGGTCGAGCGGTACCGAATTCTCCCTCCTGCCGCGTGGATCGCGCTGTCGTTCACGCTCGGCGTCGCTGGGGCGTTCGCGCTGCACGCCCTCGGGTATGGCGCCGTGTACGCGTTCGCGTACCCGCTCGGTACGGCCGCGTACGGCGTTCTCGCCGGTGCGATCGCGAGCGGGTTCAAGGATCTCGTCAGCGGCTTCCTGAAGGGTGGCCCGGCTGCGCCAGCTGGTCCTCAGAGGCACGTTGAGGACTTCATGCGGGAACTCCGCGAACGCACCCGCCAGTAACACCAGCGCCCCACACCTCACTGCCGAGGTGTGGGGCGCTTTCTCGTTATCCACAGGGGGTGTGGATGACCCTGTGGATAACGCGCTACACTGAGGGCACCACAGAAGCAGTACATGGCTTGGCTCGCTGGGAATCTCCCGGCGGGTTTAGTCTTTTGCCTTACACTGAAGGCACGGAGCCGCGCCAGCGCGGTCACCGCCACATCCTGCGGGGAGTGCGCCCACCCATCCCAGCACTGCCCGCCCACGGGGGCCCGGCCACGCGCCGGGCTCTTGTCATTCCATCCTGAACTCACTCACCGGCACGATCACCCCACCCACCTCCACCCCCACCACCCGCATGTCCGCCCGCTGATCCACCCCCACGATCCGCTCCCGCAGAACCCCCTCGTTCTCGCAGCGGTACCGACCCATGACCCAATCCCCACGCACCTGCCGCTGCTCGAAACACAACCGCACCGGATAAGGCAAACTCGACAAGTCCCGACTCATACGCACCTCCGTAACCTGAGCACCGTATACATGTCGAGCGGCGCCATGATCACGGCGTCCGCCGCGCTGGAGTGCGGACGGACCGTGTTCGCCGTGCCGGGACGCCCCGGCGACCCACTCGCCGCCGGGCCGCACAAGCTCCTTCGCGAGGGCGCCGTGCTCGTCGAGCGCGCGGCCGACATCCTCACCGAGCTCG